TGATCTGTTCGTCGGAAAAACGCTTCTTCATGGGGATGTCCTCATGTGGCTTATGAAGACATTACTAACATCGGGGTGTACTAATCAACGGGGAGCAGGTCACAAGAAACACGCAACCATCAAGGCCATTCAGCGAGTTACAGAAAAGAAATACAGTCACTGGCCGCTGAAAAAATGGTGTGCAGCTAACAGCATGTCACCTAAAGACGTCCCTGACGAAACCTACGGCACCGTAAAGTCATGGCCCGCAGAAGCGTGGATGGCTGTATTTGCTGTTGATTTACGTAAGGTCTTTTAATCGGCTGAAATTCCAGCCAATCAGCCGAAATGTCGGCCAATCAATCCAACCTCGCTCCGGCGGGGTTTCTTGCTTCCCTTTGCGTCACATCCCGGATAGGATTTGTACTGACTTTTACCAATGGGAATAGGGATATGAAGAAGCTTATTTTAGTTATGATTTCTTCAGCACTGATGAGTGGCTGTGTGTCATACCAGCGCTCAGCGGCTATAAACGCAATTCCAGGCGTGGAATTTCAGCAAAAAAATGGGAATGAGATCATAAAGTCTTATGAGGTTAAAAAAGATATTGGCGCTATAACCAAGGACTCCTTGAAGTCTTGTGTTCTGAGTAACGTTACGAATAGACAAGTTCAGCTAACTGACGCCTCTAAAAGCTTCAGTGGTGCTTACACTGGGAATTACTATAACGTGCAAACCTCATCTAATGTGCAAGGTGGTTCTGTTATCCAGGCAGAGACTTCAAATGGGATAATCTTTGCCGGCACAGGAGAGTATCTGACAACCTCAATGGGGATAAAGAGAACAGTAAGATTCACCGGTGAAATCGCACCCTCTGGTCAACAAACGAAGTTCATGTTCTCCAATATACAGCAGGTTCAAAACGATAGCGGAGCTATCTCTAACAATGGCTTCTTTGATGTTGGATCTTGGGATGCGGCGAGCCCTGAAAGTGTTATAAATGTTCTAAACGAGAAGGCAGACTCCATCTCAAAATGCCTTTCGAAATATTAAACTGAATAAAATTCAAATAGACCTCGCTCCGGCGGGGTTTTTTATTGCCCGGAGATAAATAATGGCAGGCACTGTTAATGCTGGAAGCATCGTTTACGAAGTTGATATCGACACCGCCCGCCTGATTCAGGGTCGCCGGGATATCGATGCCGCACTAAATGGTATGAGCAACGGGATGGGCCGTCTTGAGGCAAGCGTTGACCGTACAGAGCGCTCTATCGGTTCTATGGAGCGGACTATGTCATCACTCAGCGGAGTTGCTCGTGGCCTTCTGGCGGCACTTTCTGTTCAGCAGATTACACAGTATGCGGAGTCATGGGTAACGCTGAATAACAAGTTAGTAAACGCCCTCCGCCCAAACGAGCAACTTGCTGATGTAACACAGCGAGTGTTTGATATATCTCAAAGAACACGCAGCAGCCTGGACGCAACAGGCACACTTTATGCGCGTCTGGAAAGAGCCACGCGCAGTGCCGGGACAAGCACCGCAGATTTAGTAAAGCTTACTGAGACAATCAACAAAGGCCTGATGGTATCAGGTGCCACGACTGCCGAAGCCAGCTCCACCATGGTTCAGTTATCGCAGGCTCTGGCTTCCGGGGTGCTGCGCGGAGAAGAATTTAACTCCATTTCTGAAAATGGAAGTCGTATCGCAGTTGCTTTGTCCGACTCATTGGGTGTGACCATTGGCGAATTAAGAGCGATGGCGGCGGACGGGAAGCTAACTACGGATGTCGTAGTAAAAGGGCTTCTGGAGCAGGGTGACAAGATTGCCAAAGAGTTTTCGAAAACTGCAATGACGCTCAGTCAGTCATTCGAGGTTGCTACAGGCAACATCACTAAATTCGTGGGTGAATCATCAACAATCCAGTCTATCTACGGCGGTGCAAGTAGCGCTGTTGTGACACTTAGTCAAAACCTCGATGTCTTGTCAGGAGTTTTTGCTTCTCTGGCGTTGGTTATGGGCGGAAGATTTGCGGGAGCGCTCGCCGCCGCTGCATCAGCAAAAATTAAATCTGCAATGACGTCACAACAACTCGCCGCCGCTGAAAGCAGGACAGCTCAGGCAGCGCTATATGCAGCTAACGCAGCAGTGAGGAAATCAGCCGCTGACAAAGAGGCCGCTATATCTGCACATGCACTTGCACAGGCCGAATATAACGTAGCGCGTGGGAGTGCGGCAGAAGCCCTGGCACTTGATGCATTAGTAGCAGCGAATTCACGCGTCATTGCCACGTCTACTGTTGCGGCAGAGGCGCAGCTAGCACAGGCGGCAGCAACTACCGCAGCAGGAACCGCAGCTACAGCCGCTTCAGCAGGCATGAATTTACTGAAGTTGTCTCTGTCTATGCTTGGTGGTCCGGCAGGCATTGTCATGATCGTGGCCGCAGGATTTTACTACTGGTATCAGCAGGTCCAAAAAGCGAAAGAAGAAAGCATTAGTTTCGCGGACAGTCTGGACGATGTGATTTCCAGAATGAAGGAGATGAGCCAGATTCAGTTGAAGTCGTCACTGGATAAAACGGTTGATTCTATAAAAAATCAGAAAGATGCCCTTAATGAAATGTATCGCAGTCTTGATGATGCCAGGGAAAACGCCAGAAATTTGGAAAGCCAGTTGAATGGGCTTAAAGAATCGGGCGCTCCCGCATACATAGTTGCTGAAGCACAAGAAAGATTAACCGAGGCACTTCATGAGGTATCAGATCAGGCAGCTAAGGCTGAGAATGCATCGCAAAAACTATCTGGCACTCAAAAGAAACTTGCCGACATCCAGGCTGAATTAAACCAAAAGATACGGGATTCTGAAGCGGCATTCGAAACCCTGTATGAAAACTTAAACACCAGAATTCCAAATGCCAACAAAGCCGCAATCGCTGCTATGGCATTAACAATTCAAACGCTGGATGTTTTAAATAAAAAGTCAAAAGATGGCGGGACCGTCGAGCCAAAACCCACAAAAGAAGCCGCGCAACTTATCAAGAATGCCGAGCGTCGGCTTGCACTGGCAAAACTTGAGGGCGAGGCAAGGGCGAGGCTACAGGCGCAATACGATGCTGAAGATGCCAATATAACTAAGAAGGAAACAATTGAATTCCTTAAAGACCAGTACGCTGAAACAGACCGCGTAACAAGAGCCACAAAGGAAAATAAAAAGGAGTCAAAAGCTAGCGCCTCAGCCGCCGAATCAGACGCTCAGAAGCTTCAGAAACTCAAGGAAGCATCCGAGATAACCGCAGACTCAACAGAACAGCTAAGCCGCGCTAAGGCCATTCTCAACGCACAAAATTCGCTTAGTAAAAGAGCCACCCCTGAAATGATTAAGCAGGCTGGTGAATATGCTGCGAAGATATGGGACAACGCCAATGCGCTTAAAGCTCAGGCGGCTGCTGAGAAGCTGAAAGCTGAAGCGGAGCAGGCTGGTAGATTTTCTAATCAGGAAAAAGCAGCCGCTGATGTTGCGGTTAACCCATATACAGGTGAGGCAACTAACCCGATAGCTCAGGTTGAACTTGAAGAGAGGCAGAAACTTGCGGCTGTTGCAAAATACCAATCCATCGGCGCCATGACTGAGAAGGAGGCGCAGGACACTCGCACTGCCATCGTAAAACAAGCTGCTTACGCCAGAATGCAAATCGTCAAAGATGAAGCGCAGAAACAGGTGGATAGCATGAACATGATGCTTGGTGGTTTCCAGTCTGGTTTTGAGGGTTTGGCAAATATCATCGCAAAGGGAGCGGGGGAAAGTTCCGCTGCTTACAGGGCCCTATTTGCTGTAAGTAAAGGATTTGCCATTGCTCAGGCAGGACTGAATCTCCAATTAGCGATATCCAATGCTATGGCATCAGGGCCGTTTCCATGGAACCTTGCCAATATGGCATCTGTAGCAGCGGCTGGAGGACAGCTTGTCTCTGCAATTGGCGGCGCATCATATGCTGGTGCTCGCGAACACGGCGGCCCTGTGTCAGCCAATTCAATGTACCGCGTTGGGGAAGGTGGGAAGCCTGAAATATTCAAGGCCAGCAACGGCAGCCAGTACATGATACCGGGTGATAATGGTCGGGTTATTAGCAACAGGGATATGCAGGGCGGCGGCAGTGGCGTAGGTGGAGTAGTTCAGCACATCACTTTCGAAATAAATACCACTGGAGGCATTGACCAGGCAACCATAAAGCAGATGGAAGGGATGATGAAGCGGGTCGCTTTGTTCCAGATTAATGACCAGGCAAATCGACCTAACGGAATGATCCAGCCGAGGACTAAACGCTAATGCCAGAGACATTTATTTGGAAACCCCAAAAAGGTTATTCGGTAGAGCGCACGCCTAATGTGTCTGTAGTAAAGCTTGGCGACGGATATGAGCAAAGGCAGGTGAGGGGGATCAATCCGCTTATGGATAAATACGCGCTCACCTTCATCGGCGTCAATGATGCTAAATGCTCAAAACCAAACGTGGCCCGAGCTGCCGAGGCATTTCTTAAAGCACGCATGGCGGTGGAGTCTTTCTACTGGACACCATCGGATACAGGGGTGCAGGCGCTGTTTGTCTGCCGCTCCTGGAATATGACAAAAACAGGGCCACTCTATGAACTGACGGCCACGTTTGAACAGGTACCACGATAAAGCCGAAAGGCGGGAGTTAAAAATGCAGTTAAGCTTTGACGTTTCATTTCCCACGCAAGAT